AACTGAAATTTCACGCTGGTGATAGTGGGAACTTTCAGTCATAAACTGTTTCCAGTCTGCCATCAATTTTTCTTCCATAGTGGCAAATGCTCGAGGCATATTACCATCCATACGATCACCTTGGCCGGGTTGGTTCTCACGATGAGCAAATTCATTAGCATCAAATGACTGTTGGGGCTCGGGACTATTGGGGCTGTTGTCATACATGCCCTCATCTGTTTCTTCCTCTCCGTCCATCTCACCGTTCATACGATCCATCATGCTGCGCATGATTTCAGTTTCGTCTCCGCCGTCTAATTCGATAGGTTCGGATGAAATTACTTCAACATCATCATGTCCATGATCGTGTGCTGGGTGAATTCCCAAGTGAGCCGGTTCAACTTGATGAACACCAGCCAGTTTCATAATATCTGCTAACATGCCACTGAGTTCAGGACCACTGTTGGCTGTCATGGAAATACTGGCAGGAGTATGCGATTGTCCGCCCATTCCTGGCATGGGCATCATTCCGCACTCTGCTAGATCTAGGTTTTCTCTCAACGTAATCTGGTGGTCGGTGCCGGGTGCAGCACTGGGTTTAAGATAATTGGGATTCTTTTTTTCAAATTCCTCTGGGCTCAACACAGGAACAGGGCGACCGGAGGCATCAACAGGAACGCCTTTACCGTTGGCTTCTCTCCACTGTTGATCGGCAACTCGTTTGTTTAGTTGCTGTTCGTATCGTCCGCCACGATATTGCTGTTGCATGGCCAGTAGCTGTTGTAGTTCAGGGCTACCCTGTCCTTCGCGAATTACATTAGGATTAGCGGAATCCAATTCTGCTAGTCTTTTTAATACATCGATCATCTGCATGATTATTTCCTTAGATCTTGTGCCTGAAATTTTAAGATACTGGGCTGTTTTTCTTCGGTATCTGTATTAAATTTGGCTGATTCAGTAGTGGGTATTTCTTCACCACGGGCCCTGCGTTGTAATTTTAGTATATCGTTTAATTCTTTGACAAACCCACTGTTATATTTGTCGCCATAATAGTCTTCAAACTGAGCATTTCCTGCTTCTTTGTAATCAGGATCATCTAATAGTGCGCTTTCTCTGGGCTCTGCCGGCACTTGATATTCTTCACTGGGCTCGCCCGGACGACGCACTACCAATCTAGGCTTACCTACACCCAACTCAGTAGCAAGGTATTCTGTAAGTTCCTGCTGTGTGGCGGGATAGTCCAGTGTTACCTCATAGATATTGACTTCGCAGTTTTTAATACTGGGAAAATCTAGTGGTAACTCTTGAATAGGTGTCTTGGCAGTTTTTTTGAAATCACTGAGCGTATATCTACCCAATAGTGATTTTAGGTGATCTTCTTGGTCAGGAGTGATGTCACCGGCGATTTTCACTCGAAAATCGTACTGCTTTTTGCTTTCAGAAAGATAGGCTTTGAATGATTTAGACATAATATTATTTATTCAGATTCTTAAGTTTTTCCAAGATGCTGTTACGATCGGTTAAAATATAGCCCTCGCCCTCTACAGTAGCACTTTCCCCTCCATGCTTTTTTTCTATGGCCAGTTTTTTCAACTGTAAATCCACCATCTTTAGTTTTTTATCGATCTTATTGGTTTTGGCAGTGATAGCAGCGTTCATCATTTGTGCTGCCACTTCAAACATTCTAGCACCAAACCTAGGATCTACATTCATTCCTAAATCCATTAGGTCGTCGTAGGCCTGTTCTGCTTTGCCTGCCAACCCGTCTAATTCGGCATCACTGATATCGCCTAGTCCTTTGACCCTAGGCAGTGCAGCAGCAATTTTGTCAAATTCTTCCAGTCGATCTTCCAGGCTGATTACCGGTATGTCAGCAGGTTTAACCGTCTCGGGATCTATATAAGGAGTATTATCGGGTTCAATGTTCAAAATTTCTTCTAATCTTTTAGTCATAATTTTAATTATCTCTTTTTATTTCCAGAACTGACAAAAAGGTCGTGCTCATTGATTATTCTAAACTTTATACCTTGTTGCCGACACCAGGCCGAGGCAGCAGCCCATTTTGCCTGATTCTTAACAAACTGTGCTTGATTATAGGGATTCTTTCCCACACGTTCTTTTATCATTTGATTGGCTGGTTTGATTTCTACCATTTCCACATGTTTCTTTTGATGCCGATCTATGTAGGATATTAAAAAATCCGGAACATAAACAGTTTGTTTTCCAGTTAGTGGATCACGATACGGAATTTTTACCGGCTCACTTGACCATTGTTGCACTGCCGGATTGTTGTCGCAGAACATACAGAAAGTAGTTTCCCAACTGCTGCGACAGTATGGTAGCCGAGACCCAGCATATTTTTCAGGATTTTTAGGTGTAAATATTCCTTGAGCAAATTTCATGCTCATGGTATAATATTTCTAGAAATTTCCATGTTGGGCTGGAATGCTAATCCATAACCTAAAAAACTAGTTTTTAATCGATTATAATTTACAATTTCTGCTACCAGCGCACTTATTTCAACATTATCTAGTCCTTTTAAAGTATCTAATATTTGTAAAGGGTTATATCCGTCTTGTTTAGCCTGTTTAAAAATAGCAATAGAAACCGATTCAGCAGATTCCCTTTCAAATCCTCTACTAGTAAAAAATGCTCGCACGATATCAAATGTTGCAACATCTACTTCTAAAGGTTTTGTATAGTAGGTATCAAATGCCAATAGTGTAGAATTTTGATTGTTTGTGTTTTTAGGAGGTAAGTTAGTATAGATGTTGTTCATTATCGACCGCTTCCTGGTACTACCGGTTTAGCTAGGGTGCTAGGGCTAACACTATTCTGTGAGCTAGGGATTATCATATTGATTCCACGATTAATATCATCTCTAACACCCCCGGGTTGATTACCTGTTGCTGCTATATTTCCTAATACACCAGATAATATGCTATAACCTTCTTGACGTAATCCGCCTTTGTTAAGTTGTCTAACATTTTTATAAAGATCTCTGGACTGTAATGCTACTCCTAAATAGTCCAATGGGGTCTTGGCATTAGTTAACGATCCATCCTCGCCAAAAATAGCATCAGCTCCGGAAATAACACCCAGTAGTCCACCGGCACCGGTTCTCAATGGACTAGGAGTATTATCATAATAGACCGGAAGCCACCCATTTGGCTGTTTATTTCTAACAATTTTTCCTTGTTTATATGATACACTTTCGTAGTCCAATGTCATTTTATTTGCTAAAAATTTATTGGATTCCCCTTGCTCTACCGCATCATGTGTCCAGTCGGATATTTTTGGGTTGATTAAAATAAATTGTGTAAATTTACGTTGATGCAGTACATAAATGTTTATGTTGTTAAAGAATGGTTGATTTTGAAAATTGTCTAAACCATAAGAATAATCTTTTGTACCAAATTTTGTATCAGCAAATTCGGGTACAAGTCCTTCCTTGACCTGTCCATATACTCCATCCATATAATAATAGTTGTAATAATTTTTCCAAAGATTAGTTGTAATATCGCTATTATCGTCATGGAAATCTATATTAACAGAAGAGTAGGTTATTTTAGTCTGTACAACGGTTTTTCTATTATATTGATTAAGGGTTTCGTTTGTAATTTTAAATTTAGGAAGTTCGGCACGCTTTACCAATAAACCAACATCTTTAAGGCCTTTTTCTCTGTAAGTTTTATCTGGGACTGCGGCAGGATTGATGTCAAAATCAATAAAATACAAAAATCCTGCTTTAGGAGCACGAGCGTAGTTATTCCTTACATAAAGTCTATCGGCATGTTGATAATCTCTGAGATCACCGTCGCTTTTGCCCAATATACCCGATGCTACCCCACTTAAAAAATTTGTAAAAGCATTACTCATACTGATATTTATTGGTTAAAAAAAGCCCGAGATAATCTCGGGCTTGTAGCTAGTTGAAATTGTATTAACCGCCTAATGCCAATGTACGGACGGTACGTCCAACATCGACTCCTAATCCAGTACGATCGCCACCTGGACGATTTAGTTGGATTGCGTTATCATAAGTGATCGTTAGTGTAATATCCATTGGTTCATTATTGCTATAATCGCCGCCCTGGTATTCTGCCATCTTAACAAAACAACCTAAAAATTCAAAACTTTCCAAACTGGTCGGTTCATAGGCGCCGTTGCCACCGTCGGTAATTTCTACACGCATTCTAAACTTGTAGTCAACACCAGATGCTGCACCGCTTTGCTCATAGAAATCAAATTGTTTCTGTAGTTGTTCGCCAACCTTTCTAGACACCGCACCTGTAACATCATCGCGTAGTACCAACTTGGCATCGGTAAAACTGTGACGTCCTGCTAGTTTAACTGTACTGTTGTAGACATGCAACTTGATCTCTTCAAAAGTAACCTGTGGTCTGGATACATTCATAACCTGTTTAGTCATTTCTGTGCTAGGAGTACCAGCTACACCAAACCCGTCTAAGGTAACACGAAAGCGATATCTTAATTTAGGCATTAACAAACCTTGAGTATTACTACTCTGGTTTGTTGATAATGGTACTGTAAATCTATTTAAACTTGCGATTGGCATCTATATGCTCCTTTATTCTTTGTATTTACCTATTATCTGCCGGCTGCAATATCGCCAGTGTTTTTAATACGCAGAGGAATATAGATAAACTCTACTGCTTTAACTGGTTCTACAGCAATGTCCATATACAATTCACTACGATCAATACGTGCTGGAGTATTATTAGTTGTGTCGCATACTACGATAAAATCATATAGAGCACGTTGTCCAACCAATTCGATTAGGAGATTTTCCGTAGCGGATTTAAGCTCTCTTCTTGTTTGAGTATCGTTTGGTTCAAACAAGAACGGTTTAGCTAACATGGCCAATTGTCTACGTAGATAAGCAACTAATCTTACTACATTGATACGATCCAGAGCACTGGCATTCTTAGCACGTGTCTTTTGTCCATAATTGACCAATCCAATCCCGGGCAACGTTGCTATGGGATTAATTGCAATATTATTGGTATCATTTTGCAGAATATCACGTAATGCTTGATGTAATGCTGTGGTTTTAAATTCGCCCTCGCCATCGATGTATCCTACGGATGAAGCATTGTCAACGCCGCCCCGGCGTGTTCCTGCTGGTGCAAACCATTGGTAACTCTTGGCATCACTATTGATAATAGTGCGTAACATCATGTGGCTAGCCGGCACAACAATATTCTTACCTTTGTTGTCTGTGGTATAACCACTGGGATAGAAAACACCTAGATATTCATTGTGTGTTACCAATCCTGTATCGCCGTTGTCGTAGGCATTGGCAGTATTCATTCCCCATGCTGTTAGATCAGTGGCATTTGGCTGCAATCTAAAAGGAGCATCTCCGACAACAAATGCTGTTTGACCAATTTCGGTATTGAAAGCAACCATATTAACTATGGCTTCAGGATACCCAGGAGTGGCAATTAGATTGAATACCAATGTGTCTGTATCTCTGATTGCAGTGTTGGTGTCAATAAAAGATTTTAATCCACTAACAACAAACCTTCTCTGTGCTAGACGACCAAAAACTCCACTACCATCCTCGTTGGTTCCGCTGACGCAACTCCAACGATTGGCGTTGTACCCTTCCATACTTTCATCATTGAATCTAACATTAAGTGCGGTTTTATCAATTGCACCTTGAATGTATTTCTTAATTACAAATCCACTTCTGCGTAGATTCCATAATCTAATACCTTTTGGATATAGTGCAGGATCGGGCGCATCAGGATCAACATAGTCACTGACCAATAAATCAGTAATTGGAGTTACATATTCAGGACCATCAACACCATTGTCTGACCAACGAGCATTGGCAAACACCCATCCATCAGGACTATTGTTGTCCGCGGTGTTTTGTAGATCCCAGGTAGAGGTTATTCCATTATATACGTAGACTTTTTTACCATATTGATCAGCATCTGCTGTACTAATCCAAATATCTCCGGTAACCAAACTGCCTTTGTCAGACCGATCGCCGTCAACTGGCTCTAATGCGCCAATGATAGGACCAGCAGGATCGGTTGCAGGGTATACTGTTAGATACCCTGCCCATCCAGTACC